AAAAGTACAAGCGCCCACCAGATGCAATGGCAAGCAGGTCGAAGCTGTAGTCCAGTGTCACCAGCGTATTTGTTGGGCCACCAACGTCACCCAGCACGGTCACTGTGCCATTGCTGGCCACGGTCACGAGCTTGGTGCCCATGACGCGGTAGCAGACGCCATTCCAGTTGATGCCGCCACGGTCAATGCCTGGGCCGGTGCCGTTGGCCACGATGCCGTCACCAGGGCGCAGGAAGCCATTGCTAATGCCGGATTGCTTTGGCACCGGAACCATGTTGACCGGGTAGGACGTGCGAAAGTCCGGGCCGTTGTCGGTGTAGATGCCGTTGAGGATTGGGATTTGCATGGCTTACCACTTCACCTTGTCAGCCCAGTAGGCCGCGCTCATCTTGCCCTTGGCAATGTTGCTGGCATGTCGTGCCTTGAAGGACTCGCGCCGAGCCTTGTCTGCCTTGGACTCGCCTTCCTTTTTTGGGCTGCCTGAGACACCTTGCTGGCCAAACCTGATCGTCTTGACCTGATCGCCAACCTTGGCCACGACAACGTGGCTTTTGGTCGGGTGCGATGGCGTGCGCTTGGGCTTGTTGAAGCCCTCCACGCCTACGCGCTCCAGCCGGGTGTCCTTCTTGGTCGCCATGATCAGCCGATCCGGTACCAGGAGTTGGTGGCCTGCACGTAGCGCATGGTGAAGAACGCATTGGCAGCCAGCGTGGTCGGAGCGCCGAATGCGTTCGATGCGCCATTAAGCGCCAAGGTGAAGGTGGTGATGATCTGCGTGCTGGTCACCAGCACCTGAGTGCCGTCAGGCGTCTGCGTGTTCAGCGGCAGCGTGACGGTCCCGGTGGCCAGAGTGCCGGCAGGCTGGATCAGCATCCACTGCTGGTCGGCCACAGGCGTGGGCACGGTGATGTTGAAGCCGGTGCCTGGCGTGTAGATGTTGGTGGCCAGCGTGGGGCTGGCAAAGGTCTGCTGAAAGTAGGCCAGCAATTGGCTGATCGGCATGCGCCGCGCATCGCCGTTGTTGGGCGTGTAGACGGGAATCTGATCGCCAGGAGAAACCTGACCCAGGACCGGCAGTTGATTGATGGTTGGCATGATTCAGGTTCCTCAGTAGTACTCGATGGGGCCATCCGGTCCAGCCGTGACAGGATTGACCGGAGGACGGATGAACGGATTGTCGTAGATGCGCCAGGGCTTGTTGCCTGCACCTGCTGGCATAGTGGCCGGCAGTTGCTGCTCCAGCGGGGCTGTGGCGCGCTGCAACAGGGTGTCGTAGCCCTGCTTGGCCGTGGCCTTGGTCTCTGGCATCACCTGCTTTCCGTAGCTCGGTGCCAAGCGCACGCCCAGGCTGCAGATGATCGCCTCGTAGGCCGAGTCCGGCACGTTGGTCTGCTCATCCAGATCGCCGTCCTGGGGGCTGGCCGGGATCGGGTAGCCCAGACGGATGCCCTTGCCGTTCCAGTCGGCCATCATTGCGTCGAGCCTGCGCCTGGCAGCCTCAATCTGCTCGGGCTGCAGGTCGAAAACGTAGGACGCGAGGCCAATTTCTGCGAATGCGGCCTCTATAAATTGGCGCTTGCTGTAGCCCATGTCAGCCTCCTTGTTCCAGCGCGGTCTGGATCAGCTTGCCCAGCTTCTTGTCAGACGTGCGGCCGTTGAATGGAATGTTCAGCTCTGTGGCCTTGGCCTCCAGCTCTGCGCGGGTCGGTGGCGCATCATCGGCAGGCACGACAGGCTCGGGGGCTGGCGCAACCTTCGCAGCCTCTGCCTTAGCCCTACGCTCTGCCGCCCACTTGGGGTCGAGCTTGTTGACGGGTGGCGGCAGTTTGGGCTTGAGCTTGGGCCGCACTGGCAGCGGTTTCGGAACTGGTTTCTGATACACAAATCCAGAGGCTTCGTTTGCTTGCGAAATGGTCATGTGCCAGCCCTGGCCCAGCGCCTGGTCGAGTTCCTCCTGGCTCTTGACCTCGCGCATGTCAGCGCGTGGGCCTGGCCTTGCAGGTGGCGTCTTGTACAGCAGGCGAGGGAATTGGCTCACTTCATGCCCTTCTTCTTTGCGGTTTTTGCTGATGCCTTGAATGCGGCCTCAGTTGGCGCGCCTTTCGTCCCAGGCTTGCGCATACGTTCCGGCGTCTTGCCGGCAGCCTTCTGGCGCTCAATGCGCTCGCGCTTGGCGTGGATGTTGGCGTAGAGGCCGGGTTTCATTTCTTGGCCTTCTTGGCCGGTGCCTTACCAGGCTTGCCTGCCTTCATCGCGGCCTGACGCGCAGTGGACAAAGCCACGGCCACGGCCTGCTTTTGCGGCATGCCGGATTTCATCTCCTTAGAGATGTTCTTCGAGATCGACTTTTGCGAGTAGCCTTTGGTCAACGGCATTTGGTTCTCCTTGGTGAAGGGGGGACCGAAGTCCCCCCATTCAGGTTGCAGATCAGGTCTGACCGAACAACAAGATGCCGGACATCTCAGGCTGCTTGTTGACCACACCGAACAGCGTGTCCAGACGATACTTGATCATCATGGAGTCGATGTCGTAGAACTTCTGCATCACCAGTTCGATGCCCGAGTCAGTCGTGGCGCGCATCACTGCGACACCAGCGTCTGCCGGAACAGCGTAGCGGCCAGGCAAAATTTCCAGAGCATCGCGCTGCCAAAACACGTTGATGCGACCAGCAGTGGTGTTCAGGAACGTGAACGCGGCACCGGCTGCGGGTGTCGAGTTGATGTTCTGATACTGCAGTTCAGCATCCGAGCCACCGCCGCCGCTGATGAAAGGCGGGGAGATGGTGATCGTCTGACCAGCGCCAGAGCCGATGGTCTGTACACCAGAGCCAGCATTGGGCAGCGCGATGACCCTGAAGGTCTTGAGCTGGCCGGTCGACTGCTTGGTGATGTGATGCACGGCATAGACGTTGTCCACAGTGAACGAGTCACCAATGCTGACCTGGCCGCCTGCAGCGATGTCGATCAGAATGTTCTGGAAACGGTTGTCCACGTTGATCTGACCGCCAACCAGGTTCGACGTGGCTTGCGGCACGTAGTACTGGTTTGCCGTGTCAATCGTGACCTGGGTGGTCGACGGATTGGGCACGTTGATCGCATTGGCGTAGTCCATCTTGTAGGTCTCGAAGCCAGCAACCATGCCCACGTAGCTGCGCTCAAAGGCGGTGTTGGACTTGTTGCCGTTGAACGAGCGTGCCTGCGCGCTTGCAATGTTGCCAGCCAGACCGTTGTAGTCTCGGCTGGACAGTGCCAGTGCTCGGTCATACATGGCCACACCCTGCTCGTTCATGATCGTGTCGCACAGGGCCACATCGTCGTAGCTGCCGGCTGCGGTGCCAACAGAAACAACCAGGGTGCCTTGAGCAGCAGCCACGTTCATGATGGCCACATTGATGTCCGAGGCCAGCTTCTGCTTGGCAGACTCGCCCAGACGGCCTTCCTGCAGCGCATCACGCAGCTCAAGGGAGGTCATTTCCCAGGGCACGGTCTGGCTGAAGCCCAGGGTCGCAGGCACGGCCAACTGGGTCATCGACTGGTATTGACCAGCGATGGAGACGCCAGGGGTGCTGTTGATCGACTGAGCGATATAAGGCTGCGGACGCCAGATGGTGTCACGCGCACGCTCCATCATCACCTGATCGGTGCGATAGATCGAGACATTGCGAGACAGCACCAGTGCATCGTGAAAGCCTTCGAGGAGGTCTTCGAACGCAACGCGCTCTTCTTTGGAAAAACTATTTGCCATGATTGGCTCCTATAAAAAATCAGTTTCTGCTGGATGCCGCACGTTTCTGCGCCTTGTACTGGATGACCTTGGTCATGTTGCCAGTACGCGCCGCTTCCTCGCGCAGCCGTTCAAGGGTTGAGTCCACAGCTCCAGACACACGTCCAGTTCCCTGGATGATGCGCTCCGGCGCTGCTGCTGCCTTACGGTTTGTGACTTTCAATTCTTTCTCCAGTCTTGCTACCGCAAAGGCAAACTTCACGGGGTCGGTAATCTTTGCGAGTTCCGCAGCCTTCTTCGGGTTCTTGCCGAGTGCGTAAATCACAAGTGCGGGATTGTCGGCACCTTGTAGGACAACACCTTGCTGGGTGACGCTGAAGACCTCCTGGGCAACTGCCTCGGCATCCTCGTAGTCCCTGACCTTCAGCTCGGCTTTCGCCTTGCTGTAGCCATCCAGCTTCGCCTGCCAGGCCTGATGCTGCTCCTTCTCGGCCTGTTTGACCCTCTCGGTCTCCAAGTCGTGCTGGCGCTTGCGATCATGCCAGGCATCTATTGCCTGCTCGTACCTGTCTGCATCGTAGTCATAGTCCTCCAGCTTGGGCTTCGGTCCCAGCGCGACCGGCTTGGTCTCAGTCTGCGCAGTGTGCTGTAGCTTGGCTTGAAGTTCTTTGTTCTGACGCTGCAATTCCCTGTGTGATTTCCGCAACTCGCGCACCCATTCCGGCGCACGAACTTCCTCTTCGGCGGGGGGCGCTTCCTCGCCAATGGAGACGACAACCTCGTCCGACTCCTCCGCGCTCTCTTCGGTCTGGCCTTCGGCGTCCTGGTCGTTGGCGGATTCGTCCTCACCAACTTCAATCTCAGGCTCCGACTGCTCGTCCTCGATCACTGCGGTTTCATCTACTTGGCTCTCATCTACAACAACTGCCCTTTTGTTCATCGGTTGACCCCATCAAACTCACCCATTGACACGGCTGGGTGGTTGCCGTTTTCCCACATTCTCACTCATTGTCAGTTACCTGACAACAGGCTGAATCTCCTGGCCCATGACGGCCTGCTGTGCTGCCTCGATTTCGGTCAGCACCATGTTCTGCTCCTGCACGCCGGTCTTGACCAGCGTCTCGGCTGTCTTGGCCCTGGACAGGCCGGCGTCTGCCACCGTCTTGATCGTGTTGGCTCGTGCCTGGGCTGCCTTGGCAATAGCCTCCTCGGCTGCTGCCTGCAAGAACACAGCATTCGGGTCTTGGGGCTTGCCTTGCAGCTCGACCATCATGTCCTGAGCCTCTTGCTCGGTCGGCTTGACCACGCCCATGCGCACGAGCTGCTTGCGGAAGTAGTCGCGCACATCGCCAATGCCCTCGCCCTCCATGTTCATCATGGCCATCGCCTGCAGCACCTGCTTGGTCTGCTGGTCGTCGCTGATGGCCATCATGCCGGTCAGTGCCCGGACGGTGGCCGCCTTGCGGCTGGTGCTGGACGGGCCAACATCGACCACCACATCGAACTTGGCCTTGCCCAGGTCGTTCTGCATCTCGATTGCGCCGGTCTCGCTGATCATCGGTTTCATCAGCTCGACGACCATCGCCTGACCGTCAGCCGCGATGCCCTTCATCTTGCGGCCTTCCTCGACGTAGATGTCTCGGGCCATGCTCAGCCAGATTTCGCCGCAGCGCTTCATGCCCTTGGCAAAGTTGGACATGTAGATGAAGGTCTGCATGTCGATGCGGGTCTGGATCATCTCGACGGCCTTGCCGGAGATGTTGCTGACCATCTTGTCGGCCTGCTGGGAGCTGCCCAGAATCTCGGCCATGTCCTGCTCGGTGATCTGCAGCAGGGCTGCCATCGCCGGGGGAATCTGCGCGCTGCGGGTGTAGGCCACCGGGCCGCTGATCTGCTGGCTGCCGTCCGGGCCTGTAATCGGGTTGATCAGTAGATAAGGGTAATCCCGCAGATTGTCCTCAGCCCACATGACCTGGTGGCCAGCGACCTGCTCTGGGGTCAGGATGGGCTTCTCGACGCTGGACAGCGCGCTGATCTCGCCCAGCTTGCTGAGCTGCATGTTTTTCAGACGCTGGGCATCCTTGGCCAGGCGCACATGGCCCATGCAGCGCTCGACGTTATCGACGAACCAGCGCTTGCCGTAGACAGGCACGATGGGAATACAGTTGCCTGCGATGTAGCCAGCATCCTCCAGAATCTTGCCGCCCGACATGATGTACTTGTGGACGCGCTTGCGCTTGACCTTGCGCTGCCGCACCTCGACGCTGCCGATGGCAGCGAGCGTGTCCTCCAGGCTTTCGTCGTTGTCGAAGTCGGCCTGGCGGTAACGCTCCTCGGTGCCGTCAATGGTGCGGAAGATGCGGATGGTCTCTGTTACGTCCTCGACCTTGTAGTACTCGGCCACGTAGACCACATCAGGCGTGCACCAGTCGAACTCGTACTGGTGGATGATCTTGGGCCAGTCGGTCGGGTCGTCGCCCCACTCGTCCTTGTAGCTGGCGCGGGTCATCGAGGTGACCACGAAGGCAAAGCGAGCGTCGGCCTTGTCCTGTCGCTTGGCGTTGAGGTCGAAGAACACCGAGCTGTCGGCGTCAAAGATCGGCTCGATGCGGATTCGCTGGCGCTCGTTGTCCTCGTCCTCCTCGTCCTCGTAGACGGTGCGCAGACGCCAGGCACCAATGCCACCGCCCACAGCCTCCTCGAAGGCGTTGTCGTAGGCCTCGTCGGCCACGCTGTCCTGCTCGTCGGCTCGGTACAGGGCGTCGCAGGTCTCGGCCAGCTTGTCGTCGGCTGCGCCGTCCTTGCTGACGTAGTCGACCGTGATGCGGTTGTTGCGGTACTCGTTGATGATGCGGATCACGCTCAGGTGAATCTTGTTCACCTCGAACTTGGGCTTGTTCTCGTAGACGTCCCACAGTGGGCCTTCCCACTGGCTGCCGGAGAGCGAGTAGAAGCGCCGATCCTGCAAGCACTGCAGGCGCTCGTCGCGCAAGGCAGTCTGGACATCGTTAAATTGGTCCAGCGCCTCTTGGTGCAGGTTGTTCAGATACTGGTCTTTAGACATGCGTGCCATATTTCGCCCTCATTTGCAAGTATTTTCTACCATTTATGGACGGTCGGCAATGGGGTGAAATCTACCGCCCTGCTGACCACCGCTGCACGCCTGACGCCCTCGCATGCGTAGCGCAGTGCGTCGATGACGTGATTTTTCTTGTCCTGCAGCACTGGCAACACCTTGCCGGTCAGCGGATCTGTCTTGAAGCTGTAGAAGGTCAGCTCGTCGATGGTGTGCGTGCAGCGTGGGTGGACGATCACATCGTAGGACTTGAGCCACTCGACGCCTTCCTCCACCGACTTCGGGCCTTTGACCGCGCCCATGATTTTGGGGAACCCGTGCTTGCGCATGTGGCTGATCGTCTCAGGCCTGGCCGAGTCTGCCACGATAGGCCACTTCTCGGCCTCTGGCACCGTCATGAACAGGTCAGGCGTGTTGACGATCTCGCAGCCGACCATGTAGGCCTCGTGGTCGATGTATAGCGTGCGGCCGACGATGTGGCAGCGCACCAGAACGGTCGGGTCGGATGCAAAGCCCCAGTCTGCGCCCAGCCGGTGGATGGCGTCCTTCGGTGCGTCAAACTCCTCGACCTTCCAGTTCTTGAAGACCCGTGCGCTGCTGTTGGTCAGGTAGCCGCCGCGCCAAACGTGAGCGTACTTGTCCGGGTCTCGCGCCAGGTCGTATTCCATCTCGGAGCGCAGCACGTCCGGGAACCACGGGTTGTCGTTGTAGTTGACCTCGATCACCACCGCATCAGGAGGTGGCTTCTCGCCGCGCAGGAGCTGGTCGACCGGATCGCTGGCCTGGGCAGGGTTCCAGGTGAACCACAGCTCAGAGCCTGGCTTTCGGATGGTCGGCCGCAGCAGGTCCAGGCTGCGCTGGGACAGGCTCTGCGCCTCCTCGCACCAGGCTCGGTCGTAGCCCTCCAGCGATTT